AAGGTTAATCGGAGAGTTCAAATGTCTCGTGGAGATTTACAAGAAATGGAAGTAGGCACTAAGCAATCCAAAACTGCCGTCAATTCTAATGCAAAGGCAGGAGATTCGATGCCAAGAATGGCAGATCCAGGTACTCAACTTGGTGCTATAGAAGATCTGGGTGGTCCAACCCCAGAAAATTATCGTTCCGATGACGATAGTGCAAAATTGAAAACACCTGGAGCAACCTTAAAGCAGGTTAGAGATATTGTAAATAAAGGTGCTAAATCTGCAGATCCTATGAAAGGTATGAAGGAAGAAGAAGAATTTGAAGACGAAAACGTTCTTTCCGAAACCGAAGAAGAGGAAGAAGAAGTCGTAGAAGATGAGGAAGTAGAAGAAGAGTATGACATCGAAGAAGACGTAAATGCTCTTCTTGGTGGAGAAGAACTCTCAGAAGAATTCAGAGAAAAAGCAAAAACTATTTTTGAATCTGCTTTAAAATCAAAAGTTAATGAAGTTAGAGAATCATTAGAGGAGCAGTATGCTGCTGTTCTTTTAGAAGAAGTAGAAGAAATTAAAGAAGCACTTGCTGATCGTGTAGATGCATACCTGGAGTATGTTGCAGACGAATGGTTTGCAGAAAATGCCCTTGTAATTGAGCAAGGACTAAAAACCGAAATGACTGAGAGTTTCCTCTCAGGAATGAGGGAACTTTTTGAAGCACATTATGTATCAATCCCTGAAGATAAGTATAATGTTTTAGAGAGTATGGTAGAAAAACTTGACGAAATGGAGACAAAACTCAACGAGCAGATTGAGAAAAATATTTTCCTTAACAAGCGTCTCGCAGAGTCGGTTGCTGACGGAATCTTAGATCAAGTTTCTGAGGGCCTTGCGGCAACTCAGAAAGAGAAGCTCGCTTCACTTGCCGAAAGTGTTGAGTTTGAAAGTGAGGAAGAATATCGTGAAAAATTGGAGATGCTGAAGGAATCTTATTTCCCAACAAACAAATCTCTAAAAGCAAACACTGAAAGTCTTTCAGAGCAAGTTGATTCTTCGTCAGAAGAAATTTCTGGTACGATGGCTGCTTATCTGAAAACTCTTCAAGCAGTTGCAAAAAATTGAATTCAATATTAAATCAAACAAAACAACAAACAAGAGGTAAACGCAAATGTTCCATTCCGAACAATTGCAGGCAAAGTGGGCACCACTCCTCAACTATGAGGGTCTTGATCCAATCAAAGATTCGCATCGTAGAGCAGTAACCGCTGTCCTGCTAGAAAACCAAGAAAAATTCCTCCGTGAGGAATCAGCATTTTCCACAGGTATGAACCTGATGGAATCACCAACCAACTCAGCTAATGCTGCTGGTGCTTCTGGTGGTTTCGGTGGCGGTGCCACTGCCGCTGGACCTACAGCTGGTTTCGATCCAGTTCTGATCTCACTAATCAGACGTTCAATGCCAAACCTGGTTGCTTATGATCTGGCTGGTGTTCAACCTATGAGCGGTCCTACTGGACTCATCTTTGCGATGCGTTCACGTTACAACAATCAGAGTGGTACGGAATCCTTCTACAATGAAGTTGATACTGCATTCTCTGGTCAAGATGACGGTAATAATCTGACTGCAGGTTTCACTGATGTTGTTGCTGGTCTTGGCACCACCTCACAATCAGGTACAAACCCAGCAATCCTAAACCCAGTTGGAACCGCAACTTCGACCGCATATGATGTTGGTCAAGGAATGGTAACTGGTGACTCCGAGAATCTTGGAAATACTGCTGGCGACCAGTTCAACCAGATGGCATTCTCAATCGAGAAAGTCACTGTTACTGCAAAGTCAAGAGCACTGAAGGCCGAGTACTCACTTGAGCTTGCTCAGGACCTTAAGGCAATTCACGGTCTGAATGCAGAAGCTGAGTTGGCAAACATTCTGTCAACTGAGATTCTTGCTGAAATCAACCGTGAAGTCATCCGCACAATCTACAAGATTGCTGAGCAAGGTGCTGTTGAGAACGTTGCAACTGCAGGTGTTTTTGACCTTGACGTTGATTCAAACGGTCGTTGGTCAGTTGAGAAGTTCAAGGGTCTTCTGTTCCAAATCGAAAGAGATGCTAACAGAATTGCTCAGAGAACTCGTCGTGGAAAGGGCAACATCATCATGTGCTCTGCTGACGTTGCTTCAGCACTGACCATGGCTGGTGTTCTTGACTACACTCCTGCTCTGAATGCAAACCTGAATGTTGATGATACTGGCAATACTTTTGCTGGAACCATCAACGGTAAGTACAGAGTATACATCGATCCATATTCGGCAAACCTTGCTGCTGATAATGGTGGTCTGGCACAGGGTACAAACCAGTACTATGTTGTTGGTTATAAGGGTTCCAGCCCATATGATGCTGGTCTCTTCTACTGCCCATATGTTCCCCTCCAAATGGTTCGTGCCGTTGGTGAGGACACCTTCCAGCCTAAGATTGGCTTTAAGACCCGTTACGGTATTGTTGCAAACCCATTTGCAGAAGGTACTGAGCAGGGTCTGGGTCGTCTTCGCGTTAACAGCAACCGATACTATAGAAGAGTTGCTATCAAGAACCTTATGTGATTTAAATTCACTGAGTTTTCAGGGGTCCGAAAGGACCCCTTTTTTATTCTAAATAGTTCAAAAAATGGCAGTTTCAAACGCATTTAAAAATCAAATTCAAAATAGAAATTTTTTAAGTCCCGTTGGATTTAAATTTATTTTGAATAGATGTCCTAAAGTTACCTTTTTTTCAAACCAGTGCAATATTCCAGGTTTAACAATAGGAACTGCAATTCAATCAACATATTTAAAAGATATTGATATTCCTGGTGATAAAGTAACATTTAATGATTTTAATTTAAGATTTTTAGTTGATGAAAATCTTGAAAATTATATGCAAATACAAAATTGGATTCGTGGAATTGGTTACCCTGAAAGTTTGCAAGAAATTTATAACTGGCAAAATAATAATGATAACTTAGATCAACCATATAATTCACAACTAAATTTATATTCTGATGGAACTTTGAACATTCTTACTAGTGCTCAAACTCCAAATTTTAAGATAAAATTTATAGATCTTTTTCCAGTCAATTTGTCAGACTTACAATTTGATGCAACCGATACCGATATTGAATATTTGACTGCGGAGGTATCTTTCAAGTATACTATTTACAATATAACCGATTTAAGTGGAAATGCATTATGAGCATAGATTTGGATACTATCCAAAAAATGTGGGAAGAAGATTCAAAAATAGATGCAGATAATTTACACACCGAATCATTAAGTATTCCAACTCTTCACGCAAAATATTTTGAACTTTATAATACAATTTTTCTATTAAGAAAAAAAGCAGAGCAACAAAAAAGAAACATTCGTCACGAACGTTATGAATATTATTCTGGAAAATCTGATCCAGAAGTTTATGTTGATAACCCATTTCCAAAAAAGATTCGTGATAAAGATACAATGCAAAAGTATCTTGATGCGGATGAAAAACTTTCATCAGTTTGTTTGAAGATAGACTATTATGATACTATGTTAGTTTATATTGAAAGTATTTTAAAAGTAATACAAAATCGAACATATCAAATTAAAAATGCAATTGAATTTATGAAATTCAACGCTGGATTGGGGTAAATAAATACTTGTAGATGAATGAAGATGTGTGAGTGAAAGAGAAGCAAATCTTATAATATCAAAATCAAACGAAGTATTTCTTAAAATTGATGCAGAACCTCATATCGAATATGAGTTAAGAGATCACTTTAAATTTGATGTTCCGAATGCAAAGTTTATGCCACAATATCGGGGCAGAAATTGGAATGGAGAAATACACCTATTTGACATTAGATCAAAACAAATTTATGTCGGACTTTTAGATAAAATTATTAATTTTTGCAATCAATATAATTACACATATAAATTTGAAAGCAATAAATTTTATGGACTCCCATTTGAAATTAACGAAGAAATTTCATATGAAGGAGTCAAAGATTTTATGTACTCCATATGTTCGCATCAACCACGTCAATACCAAATTGAGGGAGTATACGATGCCCTACGATATAATCGAAAGTTATTGATAAGTCCCACTGCGTCAGGTAAATCTCTGATGATTTACGCCCTCGTGCGATACTATATGGATAAAGGACAAAAAATTCTTGTAGTTGTTCCAACGACAAGTTTAGTAAGTCAGATGTACGGTGATTTTCGTGATTATGGTTTAGATGTAGATTCATATTGTCATAAAATTTATTCGGGAAGAGAAAAAACAAATGAATATCCAGTCACCATCACTACTTGGCAATCTGTATATAAATTAGAACGTTCATTTTTTGAAGAGTATGGTGTCATTATAGGTGATGAAGCGCATTTATTCAAGAGCAAGTCATTAATACAAATTATGACTAAACTTCATCACGCAAAATATCGTTTTGGATTTACTGGAACTTTAGATGGAACACAAACTCATAAATGGGTACTTGAGGGACTATTTGGTCCATCTTATAAAGTGACTAAAACTGATGAGTTGATGAAACAAGGTCATTTGTCTCAACTTGATATTCAGTGTCTTGTTCTTAAACATCCACCACAAAAATTTGAAACTTATGAAGATGAAATTCAATATTTAATCTCTCACGAACAAAGAAATAAGTTTATTCAAAATCTTGCTTTAGATTTAAAAGGAAACACTCTTGTTCTTTTTTCGAGAGTGGAAGCACACGGAGCCATACTCTATGAAAAGATAAATAAAGATAAAGAAGATAATCGTAAAGTATTTTTTGTACACGGTGGAGTGGATGCTGACGAAAGAGAATTAGTAAGAGAAATTACAGAAAAAGAGAATAACGCAGTTATTGTTGCTTCATATGGAACTTTTTCTACTGGTATCAATATTAAAAATCTCCATAATGTTATCTTCGCCTCACCAAGTAAATCCAGAATCCGTAATCTTCAAAGTATTGGACGAGTTCTTAGAAAAGGAAAAGACAAAGTAAAAGCAACTTTATATGATATTGCTGATGATTGCACAAATAAATCAAGAAAAAATTATACTTTAAATCATTTTATAGAAAGAATTAAAATTTATAATGAAGAAAATTTCAATTACGAAATAATTACAGTACAGTTAAAAAAATGATAGAAGAAGATTTTTACTGCACAATAAAATTTAAAAGTGGTGAAGAAATATTTGCTAAAGTTGCGGTTATGGAAGAAGACGAAAGAACTTTTCTTTTAGTATCAAATCCAATTATCATATGTGAAGTTTTAAAAAGATCTGGAGTAGTTGGATATAAAATAGAACCTTGGTTAAAAACAACAACTGAAGATTTATTTATTTTAAATATTGATGATGTTCTTACTATGAGCGAATCTTCTGATGTTGAAATGATCGCAATGCATCAATCTTTTGTAAGGCAAACTATAAAAAATACAAATTATAATAAACAAACTAAGATAGATCGGAAAATGGGATATATTTCCAATGTTAATGATGCTAAAGATATCTTAGAGAAGATCTTTAAAAGTAGCTAATATATTTTTTAACCTCCACAAAGGTTATTATATACAGTTTGTCATACCTTGTCAACT